CACCAGTGCATATGCCCTCAGCCCGGAACGGGCACGGTCCCTGACTGTTTTTCTCCGTAGCTCTGTCGAACATGCTAATCCTCCTCAAAGTTGCTTTCCCAGAAAAACACCCGGTAGCGGTCGATGCAGTTGAGCGGGTCTCGCTGGTCAAAGTTGTACCCGCCGTCGCTCTTCTTCTTGTTCGAGATGAGGATATCGAAGTAGGAGTTATACCCGCTGTCGCCTGTGCTCTTAATGCCGAACTCGGGAACACCCTCTCCGTAGGTGGTCAGGTAGTGGTACAAGGCCCCGCCCATCGCTTCATGGCTCGAGTTGTAGATCCCGAGGACCATGTCAAGGTCGCCGTTCCAGTACGTGACGATGTACTTCTTAGCCGCCATGCCGGTCCCTCCTAAATCTCCTCTCCGCTGAAGCGGTTGTAGTTGGTGCGCATCATGCGCTCGAAGTCCTCGCCGATCTTCTCGGCTTCGCTCTTCCGGCAGGCGTCGTCCCAGCGGGCCGTGACCGTCGTGCCGGTGTAGAAGTAGGTCTCGCCCCGGCTGGTGTCGTCCGCCGCCTGCCGCTTCAGCTCCTCATACCGCTTCTGGCCGATCTCCATCGCCATCAGCAGCGCCAGCCGCCGCTCGTAGCCGTTGCAGTCGTAGAACTCCCGGCCCATGTACACCCGGTTGCCGGGACGCTCCCCGCGGGGCTTCTTCGGCTTCGGCGGCACCTGCGCGATAAGCTCCCGCTTGCGCTTCTTCAATTCCCTGATCTCCACGATCAGCACGTTGCAGCGCTCGATCATGCCCCGCAGCAGCTCGTCCGGCGTGTTCTTCGGCTTGGAGCTTACGCCCGCCGCGTTCAGCTCAATCCGCCGGATGGCGATCTTCGAACTGAGGATGGCGTACTCCTCGGCCTTGTTGTCCAGTTCCTGCCTGACGTGGTTCAGCTCGCAATTCACATCCATTTACTTTTCCTCCACTTCATCCAGTATGGTCAGCATGTCGTTGAACAGCTGCGTTATGCCGCAGCCCGTCTCGTCGCTCCAGTAGGGGCAGATGTCGCAGGACACCAGCATCTTGCACTCCTGCCCGGGGTCCGGATCGTAGCGGCACAGCTCCGCGCCCTTGCGCACTTTCGCCATCAGCGCTTCATTCATCGGTGTTCGCTCCCTCCGGCTCAACCTTGCATTCCTCGCACTCGCCGCCGGTGAGCGCGTCGATGGTTTCCGACAGCATTTCGATGGTCTTCAGCGCGTCGACCATCAGCCGGTTGGCGCAGTAGGCTTCCGGATCCCGGTAGGGACAATCCGGGCAGGTCCTCCGCTCGTCAGGGTTCCGCACGATGCAGCACGCCAGCGCCTTTTTGACCTCGTCAATCTTTTTGGTAGTAGTCACAGATAAATCCCGCTCCTTTCAGCGGCAGCCCCGGTGCCCATTCGATCGGAGCCGCCATAACGTCCAGTATGGTGTTCAAATCGTCCTCGCCGTTCACTTCCACGATCACTTCGTCGTGGACCGTAAACACTGCGGTCATATGGTGCTTTCGGTCCAGCGTGTACAGCGTCTCGGCCAGACAGTCCCGCGCCACGGCCTGCGTGATGTTCTCCACCAGCTTGCCGCCCCAGGTGTCGGTCTGCGCCCATTTCTTGCTGGTCTGGTTGACGCCCCAGTAGTGGAGCGACTGTCGGTCGGGAAAGTTCTTCGCCGGCGCGAGGAACGGATGCGTATAGAACAGCTTCCGGCGGCTGGGCAGCTCGATGGTCAGGAACTCCTGCTGGGTGTCCGGGTCGGCTTCCTTCCGGAAGGTCAGCTTCACGCCCACCTTGACGTAGTCCGAATAACTGCCGGGTTCCGCGCCTGTGCGCTCCTCGTTTGCCCGCGCCCTGTCGGGGTCCTTCGTCTTGATCTGTACCACCTGCTGCGCGCCGGTCTGCACGGCGTTCACCGCCGCCTCCTCCACCCGCCGCCAGAGGGCGCAAATGGAAGGATTCGCCCTGCGCCAGCTCTGCTTGATGCCGGGCAGGTCTTCCTCGGGAATGCCCATGCGCAGCGCGCCCATGGCCGTCAGCGCCGACTCGCCGCCGCCGTAGCCGAGGGCCAGCACGGCCACCTTGCCGCGCTGCCGCAGCTCGCTGTTCTGGCCGTGCTTCTCCACCGGCACGCCGAACATCTGTGAAGCCGTGGCGCAGTAGATGTCCTTCCCGGCCATGAACGCATCCAGCACCCACTGTTCGCCTGCCAGCCAGGCCACCACACGCGCCTCGATGGCGCTGTAGTCCGCCACGGCGAAGCGCTTTCCCGGCCTTGGTATGAACGCCGTGCGGATGAGCTGCGACAGCGCGTCCGGCACGGTGCCGTAGTTCAGCTTCAGCAGCTCCGCGTCCCGCGCCTTCACCAGCTGCCGGGCGTAGTCCAGGTTGGGCAGATGGTTCTGCGGCAGGTTCTGGGGCTGCACGATGCGCCCCGCCCAGCGCCCGGTGCGGTTCGCGCCGTAGTAGAACAGCATCCCGCGCACCCGTCCGTCGCCGCAGGTGGCAGCCGCCAGCGCGTCGTACTTCTTGGTGCTGGTCTTGCTCATCTGCTGCCGCAGCTCCAGCATCCGGGTGGCCTTGTCGGAATCGACTCCGGCCTGCAGCAGGCCCGTCACCGTCTGCTTCCGCAGGTCGGTAATCTCGGTCTCCGCGTCCGTCTCCAACTCGGTGTTCAGCCATTTCATCAGCTGCTGCACGCTCTTGGGGTTCTCAAGCCCTGACAGTGCCCTGGCTTCTGCCTCCACCCGCGCCTGCTCGGCTGCGCCGATGGCGAGGGCGCTGTCCACCAGCTCGGTGTCCACGCCCACGCCTCCGGCGTTCGCGTCGCAGGTCAGCTCCCAGATCAGCTGCTCCATGGCCGTCATCGGCCACTTCTTCAGCCGCCGTTCGATCTCGCGCTCGGTTGCTACGTCCTGTTTGCAGTATTCCTTAAAGAGGTTCCACTTCTCCGGCTCCGCGGCGATATAGCGCCGCACCTTCGTCAGGCTGTCCTCCTCGCCCAGCATGCCGTCCAGCAGCGGCTTGGCCTTCTCCTTCTGCGGTACGCAGAACCGGCGGATCAGCGCCGCGCCGATGCCCAGCTTGCGCTTGTCCTGCGGCAGCCCCATCGCCTCGCCGGTGATGCCCAGTCCGGCGGTGTAGCCGCAGTAAAGCCCGTGCGCCATCGTGCAGCGCCAGTCGCCGATCGGTCGCTCCGGCAGCCCCCGCCGCCGCGCCCACTCGTTCAGGCAGGTGTGTTCAAAGGCGGCGTTGTAGGCATGCAGCATCGTGTCCCGGTCGTTGTAGACCCGCAGGAAGTCCTGCAGCGCCTGGTACTCCCGACCAGCGCCCTCGGCTCCGGGGTCGACGGTCAGGTCGACGATCCGCACCGGCCCATCGTTCACCGCCCAGGCGATCAGCAGTATCTCGAAGGCCGGGGACTGCGAGTACTTGTACAGCCCCGCCTTCTTGATATCCACGTCGCTGAACGTCTCGATGTCCACTCCGAGATGGTTCCACTTGTTCACTCCAGCCATGAATAGCACCTACCGTGTTTTATTCTATTGATCGTTGTTCTGCTTACCTTGTATTCCCTGGCGAGGGATCCGCCGGTTCTACCTTCAGTTAAGCCCTTGCGGATTTTACGCACATCCGTGACCGTGAGTGCTCGCCATGCTTTCCCTTGCCGATACACGTCCAAAATGTTCTCTGTTCGTGTGCCATATTCCAGATTGTCTAATCGGTTGTCTGTCGGATCGCCATTCTTGTGCCGGACTTCCTGCCCTTCTTGTGGTTCGCCGACGAAGGTGCGCATAACAAGCTGATGCACAGGAGTACCGGCGGATTTGTGCCCAAGCACCACAGACACATGACCGGCTTTGCAATACCGCCCAGGGCGGAGGACTTGTCCTTTTAGCTGTCTCGGAAAAGCCCTCCCTGTGTACCTGTTGCGGCTATAGACAATCCGGTCAACACTCCTGATCCTGCCCTCGGTGCTCGCCTGATAGCGGCCCTCGTAGCCAGGGATGTCTTTCCAGATTTCCATATGGTCACCTCGTGTGCTTGTAGCCGAACAGAATGTGTGCGACTTGCCCGCGGTTTAATCCGGCGGCCATGAGCTGTCCGGGATTGGTGCCCAAACGGTGCATCTCCTGGATTTCCCTCAAGGTGCAGTTGGTCAGGTCGGTGTCCAGCTTCCACTTCTCGTTCTTATGCGGGCCGGGATAGTTTTCCAGGCGCTTCATAAGATTCTCGGTGATATTTTTGGGCATGATATTCTTTCCACCTCACTCGGTATGTCGTTCCAAAGCCACCAGGTATATGAATAGTTGTATCCGCGCCGGTAAGTGCAGGCATCCGCACTAATCAAATCGTAACAATCATGAGCCGGTTCGGATTTGGTTTTTCTGAAATGGTCGATACTGCCTACCTTGACCATTTTGAGGCGTTCTTCTCGGTCCTCAGTCTCCAGAATGTATGATTCGCCCTTTTTTATCTCACACAGTTCTAAAATTCTCGCCATACTGCGCCCCCTCTCGTTTATTTGTTGTATCCGCATTTCGCCGTATAATGCCGGATAGATCGGTCTTCGTACAGTTTCGAGGCGCGTTCGTGTAAGATAAACATGGCGCATTCCGGGCCAAGACAAGTACGCTTTATGCTTGGGCAGTATTTCGACATCATGACCTTTACGGTGTACTGCTTTTCATCCTCTTCCCGCTTGGCCTTCTCTTTGATCGCCTGCCCTCGTTTAATAAGCTGCTCCCGCTGCCAAGAGCGATATGCCTCGCGATCTTCGGGGGAGATTTCCTCCCCCTGTGCAATTTTGGTCGCGATGACCTGCAAATAGAGCGCGTCCATAACTGTCCTCCTTATCCCAGCGGGTCGTATTCGTCGTCGCCGCCGAAGTCGCTCTCAACGCTGGCGCGCTCCGCGCCGAGCGGCTCATCGTCTGCCACCTTCTGCACGTTGCCCAGGCCGCAGCCGATGCCCATCTTGCGGTTGTTGTAGCCGTAGAAGTCCAGGCCGACCCGCGCCCACATGCCGCTGTAAATCTCCGTCGAGTCGAGGATGGGGTTCAGCC